ATAAGATATAGTGTTAGATACATTCTGTTGACAGTAATGTACTTGTATTTTCTTATATCTTTCAAGCTGTTCTATGGCAGTTTCTGTATTAATTTCTACTTCTCCGTGATCAGTTTTTACTTTAGTAAAATCTATATCAGTCCAAGCTACAGGAAACGTAACTAGTAAACCTTCTGGATCTGCAGGATTAGGATATACATCATAATTCGCTTCTCTTAAAGTATCTAGTAATGGATCATGTTTACCAAAATTAATATTATTGAAAATATATTTCCCTAACGGCTTATGTACTCCCTCTGTAGTGCTCATAACTTTAGATAAAGTTCCTGAAGGCTTAACAGTTGTAACATTCTTAGGTCTTTGTAATCCCAATTCATCAGCCATAGAATAGGCTCCACTTACAGCAGCTAATTTCATTTGTTCATAGTCATATGCACTTAAGTCATCTCTTCTGGCAATACCAGTTAATCCAACTCCACATAATCTTAAGAACTCATTATTTAGATGCCATGCTTCTTGTAATATACCATCTCTTAGATTTACACAAGTCTGACGGTAATTAGCTCTAGCAGCTAGTCTAATAGCTTCTAACAATCCTGCTGAATCACCTTTAAATTTAGCAATATCTACTTCCATTAAATTACAGAAGTTTTTATTACCTAATAAGATTTCACAACAAGGATTAGAACCATTAAACCAAGGTGCTCTTTTTAGAGCTGTCTGTGCATTTACAAATCCTGGTTCTGAACCTCCAGCTTCTTCCATTAATCCAAAAATGTTCTTCAGTTCTTTTTTCGATGGTTTAGAATGGAACATTAGACTGTTGTTCGATTGGATACGTTGTTCGTTTCCTGTTAACCACCATTCCTTCTTCGCTGTACTGAACTCTTCCCATTCTGGTTCTCCATATTCGAATAGTGCAATTTGTGCACTTCTTCTACTAGATAATACTGTACCTAACCAGTTTACTACATCTAGAATATCCATTCTAGTTAATAGTTGTCCTGCTCGTCTATTAAGTATCTTAGCGATTGCTACATAAGCTTTAGCTATTGCTGTATCTCCTGAAGAGATCCATCCATAACCTTTAAGTCTAATACCTGCAGGTCTAATATTACTGAAATCAAGAACTAGTTTATTAACGTTTCTTTTTCCAGCTAATAGTTTACCTATTGATTTAGCCCAAGCTTCAGCACTATCACCTATTTTAATAGTCCATACACCATCTATAATAGTTTCACTGTTATGTTCTTCACCTTTAATAAAGTTATCATCTTGATCTACTACTTTAGTACTATGAATAACTTCTATATCTTTAATAGGTTTAAAGAATCCATTTAATGTACCTACAGTAGGTGTAAAACCTACTCCACATCCTTGAAGTAATAACCATAGAATATCTACTACATCATATACAGTTTCTACTTTAGTAAAGCTACAGTTGAATTGAGAGGATTCTCTCTTTTTAGCAATATCTGTACCACCTAACCAAAGTGTTCTACCTGATGTAGTTACTTTTCTATCTAACATTAATTGTCTGAAATCTTCCAATTCGTTATATTGACTGGATCCAATTACAGTAGGTTGTTCTTGTCCTGCTGCTCTATCCCATAACCATACTTGATGTCCAATTACTCTATCAGTTGTTTCTTCCCAAGATTCAAACTCACCATCCTCTTTAGGTCTAGCATACGTTCTTCTTACGACTACTTCAGCTCGTATATCTTGAACCTCTGCCATTATTTAGTCCTATTAAATAGTGATCCTACCATATTAGCTGTAGGTAAATCTTCTGCAATATCTTCTTTTTTTACTATCTGCATACTAACATCTGATTCAGTATCAAATGGTGATGTATCTTCTGTTAATATTACTCCAGAATTATTTTCAAGTGTATCTACCACACTAGATAAAGGTTGACCCATATCTAAAATAGCATTATCTAAATGTTTAAACTCTTCTTTTCTAGGCATAGTAACTTCAGCTCTAGCACCAGTTTTAGGACTACCAGGAGTAGCTCTACCTACAACAATATCTGTAGAGATGTCGTATGTATGTATATCTCTAAATCTACTTGCTAGATAAAGATTAACTGCTTCATTTAATTCTGTATTACTTAATACTAAATTCATGAGTTAGCACCACCTTTTCTTGCTTCTAGAGTAGTTTCTAATTTAGCTACAATTGTATCTAAAACTTCAATTATAGATTTACCTGGAGCTTCTCTTTGTTCCCTTACTATTTTAGTAACATAGGTTTTATATTCTTGTTCAGTCATATCTAATACTGTATTAGCTTTTTTAAACTTACTTGCTCTAATTAACTCATAAACTTCATTCATAGTAGAACCAATATTAGCAATACTTAATTCTGGTTTACCAGTACGTGTTACAACTTCTTTTAAAAGGTTTATTAACTTACTATCTAAGTTATCTATTAACTTATCAGTTACTTGTTTCCTAGTTATTTTTACTTTACTCATTTTTTACCTTTTTTACTTTAATTATAACCCTTGGGTTATGCTTGTCTTGCTCTATAACTTTAGTATGTGTACCAAGATGATATTTAACATTATCTTGTTCTAACATATTTAAGTCTTGTAGAGCATCCAGAGTAAACTTTTCCATCATAGCAAATATATTGGATCCATCACATGATGAATTCTTATAATATAATTCTATTTCTAAAGTGTACTGTCCTTCTATTCGTAACGCTTTTCCTAATTTATCTATTTCTAACCAAACTAATTCAGCATAGTGTTTTTTAACTTGGTTCTGTAAGTAATGATGTGCATTTCTGTACCAATTCATTCCTACTAAGAATGTTTTAGAATCTTTCGTTTTGAATTCCTGTGTAAAGTATATAGGTAATGATATTTCGATCATTACATCTCCTTTTACTTTAGTGGCATACCGACAAGGATTCGAACCTCGATTGAAAGATTTGGAATCTCCCGTGTTAACCGTTAACACTATCGATACATTGGTCTCGTGCGAAAATAATAGAATCGAACTATTTCTTACAGGTCATCGCCCGTTGTGCTGCCATTACACTACCAATCGCATATGTATAATATATTCGACCTACATTTAAAGGATCCCTTTATGAATATATTATATTTGGGTGCGTATTATACGCTAACTAGCTTAAGATCTCTTAAACCAATTTTAGTCTTATGTAAACTCATTCCAGCATACTTAAGTACTTTAGCTGTAAAGTATATTCTAGTCAAATCTTTAACTAATAAAAGTTTTTTAATTTCTCTAGCTGATATACTTATCCAAGCATACTCTATATAGATAGATTTATTAATTACTAAATCAGTTACTAATATATGTTTTACTTTATGTACGCTATGTTTTCTTAGCTTACCTTTAATATCACCAGAACAACTAACAAGTTGGTCTGCTAAATGATATAACTCTGATCTATGTATATTTTTTAATCTTTCTTCAGGAGAAGGATCCCTTAATACAGGATCCTTTCTAAAACAATTAGATCTTTGTGTATGGGTAAGCTTACTAAGATAAGATCTAGGCTTACCCATAATGATTACTTATTGAATAAAGATTTTTTAGGTTTAGAAGCATCTGCTCCTGGAGCACCAGCTTTAGCTTTAGTTTTAGTTTTATCTTTTACATAATCAGCAGGATGGCTTTCTGCCCATTTAGTAACAAATGCAGCTTCTTCATCAGCTCTCATTTCAACTACTGTTCTACCATCTTCAGCGAAGATCTTACCAATTTCATTTAATTCTTTAATTTCAGTACCTGGTTCATATTTACCTGTTACATCATTTAAAACATTTTTAAATTCTCTTAATTTTACAATACCAATTTGTAATTCTTTACCAATTAGTTCCATAAATACTGGTTTAGTTGTTGGAGCTTTTTTCTTTAACTCTACATTATATACTTCTACCATTTTCTCTTCTTGTTCAATATCACCAATATTAACTCCACATGTTACTAATGCAATATCATCAGCTGTAACAAATCCTGGTAAGTATTGTTTACTACCATCTTTTTTATCAATGTAGTAGTTTAATTGACCTTTAGCAGTACCACTAGATACATAAATAGTTTGGCTTAATGCTTTACCTTCTGCAGTTTTAAATCCAAATGTAATGTTAGCTGCTCCACCTTTAGACATATCTAAATATGCACTATCAATTACTACTGAATATAATCCTGTATCCCATGTAAATCCACCACCTAGTGTATCTTTTGTTACGTCTTTTACGTCTGTCTGTTTATTTAAAAAATTCATTTTTTCTCTCTTTTTGTTTATTTATTTATTTGGTTCCTACGCTGTTAAACGTAGTACTCTGAAAGTCTATTGATAACTTGTTGTATATCGTTATCTATAAATTTCTCTTCATCTTTCCATAGTGCCATAGCACTTCTCATCTTTTCATTGATAGTATCTTTATCAACGTAAGTTTGAAATACATGTTTGATACCTAATTCTTCATCTCTTTTAGAAATGTGAAGTAAGTCATTCTTGTGTTTCAGTTTTTTAAGAGAAACTTTTTTAGTAGCTAATATAGTAGTGAAGTCTGCTTCTGCTCCTAGATAACCTACTGAACCTTTAATAGGTACTTTAGTTTCCATTACCATCTCTGACTCATTCATAACTTTCTTTTCATGAGCCAATACAATTATATTCTTATCCATAGATTTTATCTTGTGAATAAAACTCTTATAGAATTGAGCATAATTTCCCCATGCTGCTTGTCCATTAGCGGCATTTACCACATATTGCGATTCATACATATCCATTAAAAATGTAATAGTGTCTAGAATTACAGTATGGACATTGTC